GGGATTTTGATGATTATTTGTCATCAGCATCCGAGGATGAAGAAACTGACTCCGACCTGGAGTCAGTAGAAAGCGCTTACAAGCGTGAACCGGAGGGACGTGATAGTCACCCGCAGCATCAAGCTGAAAGACTTTCTGATTTGGTTACGGCGGCTCTAGAGAGAGCGCCTTGTGTCGGCAGGGATTTAACCCCGCCCAATGTCGACATACAAGTCAGTAAGGTGTTGGCAGATTTGGCCAGCATCCTTATCCTCATCGGTCAACACCGGTGGCGACCCATTCTCCGCGATGTGCGTGAGAAGTCTCCGATATATTCACTTACCAAATGGGTGAATCTCTATCGGGAGGCCGGGCCGAGTCCTTTCGAAGGACAGGGCGCCGAGGGTAATTTCCGAGGAGCGCAATTCGTCTCCTTCGGTCCTGTGAGGGCTTTATCACCTCTCACGGAAGAGCAGACCGCCAATCTGCTTGAGCGGGTCCCTCTCCAGACATGTTTTCCTGACATGCTCTGGCGAGGGGCCCAACCCGGGGCTTTTAGCCCCAACCACGAGGTTTTCCGAAACCTCAAACGAGACTTTCAGTTCGTCAATAAACTTGAGGACTGGAGACTCGCGAGTGCGCGCCGGTTTGATACCAGCCGCACCAGCTTCCCAGATATGTTTCTGGGGGTTGAAAAAATTCGGAAAGGAGATGTTGGAAATTACTGGCAGTGTGGCAGCTGCCGGATGTATTTTCAAGAGGAAACAGTCGGTCATTGGGAATATCGTAACTGGCATGAATTTACCACTCCTGGTTTGGAGGGTGTTCGCCTGTCTACGCCTGGGTATTACTCAGGGACTGACAAATTTGGGCGTGAGCTGTTGAGTGACAAACCTGTCCTACCAGCTCGTCTCAGCCCACAATTCCTCCGATGGCGTTACATCAGCCATCAAAGCATCAAGATTGACAAGCCTCGAGCGGGCTTCCTGGAACATTGTGCACGAAAGTGCCCCTCCGATTTACCGAGGGTACCAGGACAGCGACCGATCAGACGCGATGTGTGGGACATCTCTAGATCCCTGCTGGTGTGCTTTTTGGCACGGCAGAAGGATAAATTTCATACCACACGTTCTTATGTCAATTTCTTGATGTCTTCATTGCGAATGGTCTTGACCATCCAGAGGGCAGCACAGTGTAACGGGGGTGATAGGAATGCGGAGCAGAGCTTCACGAAATTCCATACCCAAACCTTTCTTGCGAAAGCGATTAAGGAAACTGTGTTACCTTTGAGCCCACTGTGGCTGGATGAGATAGGATTTCCTCCTCTTTTCACAGGTGCTCTCAAGCACAGGTGTGACCGAGCTATGCTGCGAGGTCACATGCCTGACTTGATGTTCCTGACTTCCTTATCAAATGCCAAAAGTTGTTGGGCCAGTTTGGGCCCCATGAAGTGGTTTGAAGGATATCAGGGACATGAGCGCCGAATCTGTGAAGAAGAGTTACTGGTTCCACCAGAGGATCTTCTTGAAGCAATTCGTGATGCATCAGCAAATTTTGTTGGCAAGCGGTTAAGCGCGCCGACGAAACTTTCGCCGAGTCCTGCCGGTTGTTCGCAAGAACCACGACACAAAGGGGGTTGCTACTCATTATATGAGTCATTTGTGGAATCGGAGATTCCACCCCAGGTTGAAGGAGTTGATCGACCTCTCTCTGAGAGCGTTGAAAGCAGACTGAACCTTAATCATGTGTCAGAGTTTGACGACTGGCGGGTGTCCACTTATGAGAAGGGAGTAGTGAAAACGAAAACTAGGAATGAGTGGGAAGCCGAAGAGAAAGCCAGATGTATATTACTGGGCTTAAATGTTGAGGATGGTTTGGGTGAGTCGAAAGATCACTCGGACTACGCACGTGTGACTGGCGTTGACAAGCCAGCTGGAGTGCGCATCCTTACTGTCGGCTGCGGCTATCGTGGTGTCAATGTTCAACCTAGTCAGGGTCAGATTCTGGATGCTTTTTGTAGCAACCGGCAATCAACCTCAAGAGGTGACCTTGAATTGAAATTGAACAAAAACTTGAAAGATACTTTGAAACTCCAGGAATACCTCAAAACTCTGCCCAGTTGGGACGAGGAGGACGAGGCACTGTCTGATGACAGTGGTTGGATTCAACTTTCAGGCGATTACTCAGACGCCACTGATACGATAAAGAGAGAATGCACCATGGCGGCTTTCGAGCCACTTCCAAGCTATGGTCTCCATTCACCACAAGCCTGTGAAGATGCGCTTGCTCCTGCAACTTTGGAATATCCGAGTGGATGGTTAAACCATCCTCTGGTTCTCGAACATTTTGAGAATTGGAAGTGCACAGCCAGTGCACAGGTGATTTTGAAGAAGAAAGAGGAGAAGCGTATAGAGCGTGACGAAGATCGAGGGATTTACGCCCATGATGTCGCGCGAAGTGAAGGCAGCGAACGTCCCCCTGAGAAGTTGCGTGTAACAGATTGTCCGGATTTTCAGGACGTCTCGATCATGTCACACCTTTCTCGACAGAGAAATGGTCAGATGATGGGAAATTGGCTGTCTTTTGGGCTGCTTTGTATTGTCAATATTGGTGCTTATCATGTAGCGCTGAGAAGATGGTATGAAATGAAGAAGTCTCCTCGGAGAAAGGTTGTTATGAAACACCTTTGGAGTAACTTCATGGTGAATGGTGATGATATCCTGTTTTATTGTCCGAAGAGCTTCTATCCCGTGTGGAAAAGAGCTGTCGGTGATGCAGGATTTAAACTCTCTGTCGGAAAGAATTATGCTGTGCATGACTTTGCGATGATCAACACCAGGACCTTTATCCGGAGAGGTCCTAAACTCATTGAGTTCGGATATGTGAATCAGCGGATGATTTACGGGAAGGGGTTGTCGAGGACAAACCCTCCTACACCTGACATGCTTGGTCTTCAAGTGAATAAGATGTTGAAATTGTGCCCCTTTTCGGAGGGTATGATTCCTGCTGCCATGACTGACAGGAGAAACGTTTTTTCACGTTTGAAGAAGACCACCGGTTTTACACCAAATTGGTTCCTGCCGCCTCATCTTGGAGGTTATGGGCTGGATATCCGTGCGTTGCGCGGAAAGTTGGTGGTGACACCGGAGCAGAGAAGAGTCGCTGCCTGGATGATCCTTCATCCTGATTCCAGCTGCCTGTACTCTTTCAGGGCATCCACAGATTTTGATCTGCAAACACTCTTGCCACTCTGTTTGAATGAGTGGTTATTCTGTGGTAAGGTGGGCATTCTGCCACTTCCAAAGATACAGAATTTGAGTTCAGACGAGGACCTGCTATTCCAAGCAGTCCGGAAGATGTTCGGCGAGGAGGAGATCCCGAATTACTCACAACTGGAGTTTGAGGAGCTCACCAGAAATTCGACTGCGATCACTGACCAGTTGAATCAATGGAAGATGCGCTTCATGGCCATGGAGAATGCGAGGAAGGTTCATGACAGAGCCGCCCCGATCTTAGTTCCACATGCTAAGGCAGCGATGCTAAAGCGAACTTGGATTTCTCCTGTTTCAGATGAGGGTCTCTCCCGCTACTGGAATCCGTTTTTCATTACAACGGCCTTGCCAGACTGCCCGCCTCTGCGGCAGATCCCTTTTCCTAAAGACTATGTCCGATACTGTGATCGAAGAAATCTGATCATCACACGTGTTGCGGATGTCAAAGGAAAGAGAAGGGACCCTTTGGGGATCATGGGAATTGATTACCATTGGAAATCTGGCGAGGGACGACTCGGATTTTATGAGTCTGTCATTCCAGAAGACCTCTTGCCATTTATTGGTGAGGGGCAAGAAGACGATCGGCCCGATCGCTTCGGTCTCCTTGCAGAGGAGATGCTTTCGTGGAGAGAAGAGGATCCTGAGGATTTAGATGCCGATGATGGCATTGTCCTTGAGGACTTTCCGTGAAAAGGGAATGGGGTTGTGATGTGGTCAGGGATAGTCTCCTTTCGAAGGATTCGTCTCTGATCAGCCCAAAACTGTTTATCCTGACTTGCAATAAGTCTCAGGATTGTAAAATTCAGTGCTAACCAGAATGCCAAGAGACTGCACGGCGCTCAACGACATCACAATGTACAGTCCACCAAGACAAGGTGGAACCCATACATGTCATCTCGAGTATCCCGCTCGAAGAAAGGAGTGAGGAAGGCCGCTCCGAAAAGGAAGCCTTCAAAGAAGATCTCGCGATCCTCTGTCAAAACAGGCACCTCTCGTAAGAGGGCGCCGGTGTCCCTAGGGGTGACGGTACATACACGTACACCTGCTATGAGGACTGTTGGCAGAGGAGGTTTGAGAGTGAATCACACCGAGTTCTTCGCCGATATTGGAACGGCCAACACGGGCTTTGCACTGACAGCAAATTCACCTTATGCCATAAATCCAGGGAATGAATCAATGTTTCCCTGGTTGACAGATATTGCCCAGCGATTTGAGACTTACAAGTTTCATTCTCTGCGGTTCCGCTATGAGCCGATGGTACCCACTACAACTGGTGGTGCCATCTACATCGCAGTGGACTTTGACGCAACAGACCCAGCACCGACCAGCAAGCTTAATATGCTCTCCTATAAGGGAGCTGCTCGTGCGCCGGTGTGGGAGAATCTGGTGTGTCACTGTGATCTAAAGGATATGTCAGTGATCAAGGAGAGAAATACACTCAATCAGTTACCCCCTCCAGGGCAGGATCCTCGATTGTATAACGTCGGTAACCTTTGGGTCGCCTTCGAGGCAATCAATCCCGCTTCTAATGGAGAATTGTGGGTGGACTATGATGTTGAATTCCAGACGCCACAGTTGACTCTTCAGGATGGTCCAACAACCATAAATCTTTATGCTGGTCAGGGATCCGCCAACCCTCTTGCGGGGGCAACGGTCACATCAGCAGCTAAGATTCCCCTTGCTTCTCTTTTAACGGAGTCGTCGGGGGTGGTTAGGATGGTCCTGAATCAAACGGGTCAATATCTGTATAATTCAACAGTTGGATCAACTGGAACTGCGACAACTAACGAGGATGTTTTGTCTGTGCTCTCAGGAGCAGCAACGGTTCTCTCGGCTGCCTTGCCATTTTCATCAGCAGCGGGTTCCGCGGTTGGTGCAGTTGGTAAGACGGGTGATATTATCAACGTCACCCAGGCCCCGGCAGTGTTCGGTATCACCACGCCGACACTTGCCTCGAACAACATCCTTGCAGGTTCCAAGATTCTCCTTGATAAGCTGGCGCCGTTGGCGTTCTAACAGTTTGTGGAACTGAAACAACCACGCCTAGACATTGTGATGAAGGCGATAATCATCACACGGCAGTACTCTCTGCCGATCAGAATAAATAGAGTACCCTAGTTTGTTAAGGGGGGTAGAACCCTTAGATTGCTTTTTGGTAGGAAGCTTAACCATCAGATTCTGGCTCTGTAACAGCCACGGCGTTTTTAAGGTTCGCAGAAACCTACTGGAGGGGGGAACCCCTCCGGGACCCAGGAGAAGAGTGATATACTTCTCCTGGGTTGGGGCTTGCTTACGGCCCCTCGATCAACCATACACGTTGTGTGTTGATCGTAAAGCTTCAACTTGCCGGGCTCATGCCCCTCTCGCTTATCAAAACCTGACCGATGTGATGTACCGACTTGCAATAAGTCTCGGTTATCCACATCGGGCAGGGATGTCCATCCAGCCGGCTTTGCGGGCTGAATTGGTTGGCCATCCCTGAGGGGGTGAGAGAGGACTGTGCGTCTCCCATGAAAAACGGAGGCATACCGGTGCCGGGGTGGTTCCCCTGTTGATATGCAGTGTGCACGATACGAGTATTTCCGTGGTCAATCCGACCAAGTTACTCATGGCGCGAGTCATTCCGAACGTACTCACAATTTGTATTGTAAGTGTTCCAACGACGACATGTGACTGACGAATTCTTTGACCGACCCACTGCGGCAACTGTCAAAGTCTCTACCGATTCCTTACATCCACCAGGTGGATATTGGACGGCGAAGAGATAATTCTCAACTCACATCGATGTATCTGAAGAACCGATCAAATTCTTGCTTGAATCCTATCTTATACTTCTGGTCTAACCAACCAGTAGGATGTCAAGTGCTTCGTTCGAAGAGGTCCCCACTAGGGGTATAACCAAGTTGATCATCTTCAGGGCCCGGTCACG